CCCCGCGACTACCAGAAACACTATGCGCACTGTAGCCAGAACGCCCGCCGAGGCGAGCGTGCCTGCCCGGACCTTGTTGACCCGCTCGACCCTTATGCCACTGGAGGCAAGTGTGCCAGCACGTACCTTGTTGGCTAGCTCGACGTGTATGCCTGAGCTGGCCAACGTTCCTGCACGGAGCTTGTTAGGACGTTCGACACGCGTACCCGCTGAGGCCAGCACCCCCGCCCGAGCCTTGTTGACTTGTTCAACCCGTACTCCACTGGTAGCTAGGGCGCCCACCCTGACCTTATTAGAACGCTCGACACGCGTGCCCGCTGAAGCCATGGTGCCGGCCACATTAACATTTGTGACGTTGGTCGTCTTCTGGACGTAGGCGACATCGTAGTATGCCGGCTGTACACTCGTGTTGTTGTCTATCGTGACGGCCGTCGAGACCCAGCTCGACGTTTGAGCATTGCCGCTCCAGCCTGTGTGCGTGTGCGTGCTGACGGCTGGTGTATTGGCCGTGCCTGCATGGGCGGCGACTCCAGGGTTGTCAATAGAGATGGTGTGGCTATGGCTGGCCACTGTGTGGTCATGGCTGGCCGACGTATGACTGCTTGGGAGCGAGCCGCCGGAGCCGCCCACGCCGCCGATGGTGCTGGGGCACTTGGCATAAAGGGTCCGCATGTCCGGTGTGCCCCCAGCTCCATTGCAAAGCGCCCAGCCAGACGGAATCGACGCCAGTGTACCTACCCACAAACAGATGGCGCCGGCGGGGATGCTATCTGCGCCTGACGTATTACGAATGACGGCCAGGTTGACGTACGGCGGGTCATTGGCCGATGTGCCTGAGTTGCTGTTTGTGCTGACCGCGATGGTCGCCGTAGCACTCGCGTGCGTCAAGGCGTGCGTGTGGCTTACACCACTAGGAGTACGGCCAGCACCGGAGCCAGTGCCGCCGGTGCCGCTGCCACTGGCCGCAGCCGAGGTACTGGCAGCGTGCGTGTGCGCCCAGTCCCCGTGGTTGTGGGCCGCGATGTTGTGCAGGTGCGTGGTGGCGCCGCCGGTGCCGCCGCCGCCCACCCCCACGGCAGTGCCCTTGAGGTACATGCTACGGGTGTCCACCGTTCCAGCCGTGCCATCGCAGAAGCCCCAACCCGAAGGGGCAGAGGACGTATTCCAGTAAGCCACGCAGTTAGCAGGTAGGCCTGTCGGGCTACCGTTGCTCTCGATCCAGATCACCTCGTAATAAGACGGCTCATTATTGTCCGTCGAGGTGCTGGGCGTAGCGGAGCTGATGGCGCCCGATGGGGCGCCGGTAGCAGCGTTGCTGCTATGAGTGTGAGCATTGGGCGCGCCCTGAGTGTTGGCGTCCGTCCCCACCGTCGTGGCCGCGGCCGGCGAGTTGTTTACGGTGTGCGTGTGGGCGCTCGTCTCGGTGTGCGTGTGACTCTGCGTCGTATGGTTGTGCGTGTTGCTGCCGCCGGTGCCGCCGGGGTCAACGCCGTTCGCGCTACCGCGTACATGCTTGCTGTCAAGCGCGGCGACACGTGACCAGTTTGCCGGAATGGTCGCGACAGTGCCGGGCCAGCCGACAATCACGCCTGCGGCAATGGCCATGACCTAGCGCCCTTCCTGGCCGTGGTCGTCGTGGTGCTCAACGCAGTTGTTCAGCCAGTAGTGATTACGTCCGGGCACGAGCTTCTTTGCCCGCTTCACCGCTTCCTCCATGCTCTCCGCTAGCACGTCCACATACGTGATCCCGATATAGTTATCGCCCGTTGGGCCGCGCTGCTTGTCTTGCGCGGCCCACACAATCCAATGCAGATGAGGCATGCTAACAGTCACGCTTCTGCCGAGGCAGTTAATGTGTACGTGCCTAAGATCCCGTCAGCCACGGCCAGCACAATCGTGCCGGTGAGTGACCTGTCCCACAGGTTGCCCGCCTCCTGCGTTGCCGAGTCCATGATGCCGTGCTCCTCGATGGTATTGCCTGCCGTCGTCTGCGTGTGCGTGGCGACCAGCGGCACGGTGTTGGTTGACTCGACATGCGTGCAAGTCGGCCTGACGCCGCCCGCATAGTTGGCCGCGGCAATCTCCACGAAGCTGGCCACCGTATCGGTGTTGGCCTCAACACCGCTGGCCGTGCCCATGCCCATGTAGATCATGTTGAATGCAGCGCTGCCCCAGGCAACACACAAGGCGGTCACGCCCTGCGTTGTGACTTTGCGGCGGGAGACAATGCCGTGGTCCTCTACTAGAGGCCCACCGTGTCGGTGTGGCGAATCCGGATGGCGGAATACCACGATCGCCAACGTGGACTCCAGGATCATGCATTGCGTAATGCGCTCCAGGAGGTCGCCGGCCAGCTCGGCCGGTAGGACGTGCAGGCATTCTTTGATGATCTTGCCCAGCTCTGTCCGGGGTGAGAACTCCCGGATGCGCTGCTTGAGGCCATCTGGCACCCAGACGTCCTTCCGAACAATTTCCAGTCGCGGACGGGTTGCCATCAACTCTGCTACCATGTTAGCCACCTCCAGATTTGTTTGAGTAGTCGTCGCCACCACGGCGGGCGGGCGCGAATGATACGAAAACGAGTCTTACCGCGAATACCAAATTGACCTTGCACACTACACCACCTCCGGCTGGCGGCCGTCCTCAAAGTGGTGAATACGCTGACGGGATGCGACCTCGTCCGCCGCGTCAAGCTCAGTTATCAAAATGTCCTGGACGCACCCACTCGGGAAATAGGTCCACTCTACGCGCCGGCTGCCGGTCTTGGCCCCCAACACGTCCCGTGTGACCTCGGTCCGTGAGGCTATCTGGCGGTCAGGGTGGTAGGTGTCGCGCGTCTGGTCGGGTAGCGTAACCAGGGCATCCTGGTCCCAGGAGGCCACCCACAGGTCAAGCCGGATGAGCTGTCGTTTGGTGAGCTGGTCGAGCCGGGCCTTCATGGCCGTGCGTATCTCCGTGACGGTGGCGGCCCTGAGCTGCTGGATTGTGAGGCCGGATAGGGTGGGCATTGGTTATCCTCCCCTGACGAGGATGCAGTATTTCCCGGTAGTCGTTGCGGCCGCCAGGTCATTTATCGATGTTAGACCCTGTGCTCCATTGACACGTGTGGATGAAGACCATAAATCTATACTGGCTGCCGGAAACGCTACCGCGTCAAATGCCAATGTGGGCGACTCATTAAGATAGAGTGAGTTTAGCTCGGTCCAGTTGGGCACCCGCCAGTCCGTGTACCCCGCCAGGCTGGCCGCGTTGGCCGCCGCGGCGTAGGCGAAGATGTCGTAGAGCTGGCCGGTCCACGGCATCTTGCCGTCGGAGGCCGAGCCCATCAGGCTGCTGACGTAGCGGGACCACATAAGCCCCGTGTTGTTGTCGAGCACGCAGTTGTTGGACTTCGCTTCCCGCTTGGCGATGGTAATGGCGTCGGCGGGGGTCTCGGTGACGAAGGTGGCGCCGGTGCAGGTAATGGTGCCGGCCACGTTGCCCGTAGTGACGGTGAACGGGCCTGGGTTGTTGGGTGCATCCGTCAAGATGATGTCGCCGGTCTTGAAGATGGCCAGGCCGTTGCCCGTATCCGTGATTGTCTTCGCCACATTGTCGAAGGCGATGGCGCCGGCGGCGCCGGTGTAGTGGGCGAGGTCTACGTTGGCGGTGCCGCTGTACTGGCCGGTGCTCAGTACCGTATAGCTTTTGGCCAGGCCCTTCTCGTAGTAGCCGTCGTCGAGCTCAGAGGAGTACTGGGTGGTCTGTCCGGTCTTGAGGAGACGGCCGCGCCTGGGATCTAATATTAGCCCGCCCATTGCTACACCGCCTCATGGTTCAGAATGGACAATTTGCCGGTCACTCCCGCGCCCCCCGCAGCTAGGGTGATGGCCATAGCGGTGTTGTTAGCACCCTTCTTTGGCCGGGGGAACTCGATAGCGCCCGGCCCTTCTTCGTGAATGTCTATGTTGAAGATCACGGTTGCACCATCTGTGACTTGTAAATTGCCCCCTACGGGGATGCCGCCATAATAGCTCCAGGCAATCCCGGTAATGATGTGACTCCTGGGTGTGGCATCAGCAGCATACGTAACAACAGCGGCAGTGTTAGCAGCAGGCGCATGCACATCAGCCGCGGCGCCTAGAATTGGTTCAGACTCCACCGCCTGCGCCACTCCCCCCGCCTGCAACTGGACAGGCAGCGGCTCACTCTGACAAACGCGCCGTGCCTCGCCCCGCACATTGTCCCACCAGTAATGTAGAATCTTGGTGATTGGCCCACCCTGAATTGACTCAGTCACGGTCCGTTACCTCCCAAAGCCAGATTGCGCCCCCCGACAGGGCGAGCCAGACAACCAGTATTGCTAAACCGGTGTGCCAGAAAAGGAGCAAGGCCACCGGAATCGCCACCCACATGCTCAGACAACGGGGGCAGGACACAGCCCGCCCTAGATTGCTCCGTGCTCGCCACTGTGCAGACGTGCCCGGCAACCGCGGCGTCGGGTCCTCCCGATACTCGTAGGCGCCCAGCCAGGTACGAAGGGCCACACACCAATCGCTGGGGCCGTCGTCCACTGCGAGCAGGACAGAGAGCCGGTAGACGGACAGCACGCCCAGCAAGAACAGGAACAGGTCAGGCACGTCAAGCCCGCCGAAACCAGTTGGGCGCCGCTGCCAGGTCGGCCGGATGAACCATGAAGCGGTCGCCACCGCCTCTCCGCCCATAGAACGTATGTGTAGCCGGGCCGTAGATGTGGTGGGCGCCACGGTTCAGGCTCAGGTACTCCACCATCACCAGGCTCTCGACAAACTCGGCGGAGACAGCGCCGTTCCCGTTCGCCGGTGCGCTGGCCTGCACCTGGTCCGTCGTCGGCGCTGGCACAGTTGCCGCCCGCGTCTTCTTGTTGCACGCGCCACAAGCCATCTTCTTTGCTCCTGAGTGATAGTCGGCCCACTTGGTGAGAATGTGTTGTTTTAGTTGCTCGAAGTGATTGACAAGGGAAGTGTCCCGCCGCTCGCCACTCCACATGTCATACTGAACAAGTGGCTCCGCCAAGTGCACGGGGCACCAGCCCGCGGCGCAAACGGCAATGTAAAAGTCCCAGTCTTCCCAGCCAGGCATGCTTTCGTCGAAACCGCCCACCAACAGCCAGGCGTCCCGCGGTAGCAGCGTCGTTACCGGGTGGTGAGAATGCCGCAAGTTGTCCTCACCGTCGATATCCGGACAATGATGGCGGACCCTTTTGTCGCCTTCGCGCTTCATAAAGTCGGTGAAGACGTACTCCTTGACCTCTCGCCGATCGGACTGCCCCTGTCGCCAAACGGAAAGCGTCCTTCGTAGGAACTCCGGGTGTAGCCAGTCGTCGGCGTCCAGAAACACCAGAAACTGCCCCTTGCTGGCGACAACACCCGCGTTGCGGGCCGCTCCAGCGCCGCTGGCCGCTTGCGCCGTCTTGACGACTTTGGCAAACGGGAAGCCCGACAGCGTCAGCCCGCCGCCTGTGTCGTCCACTACGACGACCTCCCAGTCGGGCTCTGTCTGCGCCACTACCGAGTCAAGGGCCTTGATTACCCGCTGCTCATGGCCGGGGCCTACCGGGATCACCACCGAAACGACAGGATTGGCGTGCGAGCGCACCAGGTAGCTGAAGCGGTCCGCCCGTTCAGTCGAGGGCGCCAGCGCACCGTAGGGCGCAACAAGCTTGTCTCGTGCCCAGGGAAACCACTCTGTCCAGTCCCGCGAGACGGGCTCAACACGGCCCATCGAGTCCTGGCGCTCCCGCTTAACCAGGTAGGGTGCCTCTGTGACTTTGGCGGGCCGGAAGCCGTAGGAGGTGACACGGCACCAGAAGTCGGCGTCCTCCGCTGTACGGATGTGCTCGCGGTAGCCGCCCACTCGCTCCCACACGCGGCGCCTGTACAGAGAGCAGTACGGCAATTGGTTGAACTGCCGCATCTGGCGTTCCATGCGGAACGCTTCAGGCCAGCCGCCGCGCTGCATCGCCCGCCGCTCGGGCGGCGCATCCTGAAAGTACTCCATGTGGCCGTAGGCGATGTCTACCCGGCGGTCTTTGTCCAGTCCGTCGGCCAGCGTCTGCAGCGCGGTAGGCGTCAGCATATCGTCGGCGTCCAGCGGCAGGATGTAGCGGCCCGTGCTGGCTCGAATGCCGTAGTTGCGGGCGCCGGCCAGGTACAAGTTGCTCGGCGTACGCACATAACGGATACGCGGGTCCCGTGCCGCGTACCGCTGCGCCACCTCAGCCGTGTCATCGGGCGAGCAGTCGTCTACGATAAGGCACTCCCAGTCGGCGTCCTGCTGTGCCAGGATCGAGTCCAAGCACTCCGGCAGGTACTGTGCCAGGTTGTAGCAGGTGACGACGACCGAAGTGCGCGGCTGGCGGCGTTGCGTCTCCCACTCGCTCAGCGCCCGCTCGTACACCGCAGCGTACTGGCCGATCACGTCCGCCCACTTGTAGTGCTCCAGCACGTGCGCCCTGGCCGCGGCGCCTAGTTCAGCGCGGTTGTCAATGCAATAACGCAAGCCCTGCCTCAGTGACTCATAGTCGCCCGGCTTGGCTAGCCAGCCATGCTCTCCGTGCCGCATGATGTCGAGCTGCCCGCCGTGCGCCCAGCCCAAGACGGGGACGGCGGCGGCCATTGCTTCCAGGGTGCCAATGCCGAAGGTCTCACGGGCCAGGCACAGGTAGATGCCGGCATTTCTCACAAACTCCTGCATGCGCGGGTACGACATCTGGCCAGTGATCTCGACGTTGTTGCGGGGCTCGCCAAACGTCGAGACGAACCTGACGCCCGGCTCCATGGCCGCCAACTGGTTCATTTCGCGGGGGTCGCACACCACGTCAGCCCGTGCCTTGTTCCACAGGACGTAACCCTGGTTCTCGCCGGGCTCCCACTCGTCAGGGTCGATTCCGTGGCCGATCACCGTGACGGGCGAGCACAACCCGCGGCGCATGGACGCGGCTACCCACTCGCTCGGCGCTGTCAACAGGTCGGCCCGCCGCAGGTTGACGAGCACATGCGCATTGGCAGGGCGAGCCCAGTCGCCAAACTCCATTTCCGCTGTCCAGTAGAGGCCGTGCGAGGATGCCACCCACGGCTTGTTAATGTGCAGGTCGGCATAGTTGCCAGCATGGCAGTTGAGCACGTCGGCCCCGTAGGGGTCTTCGGTGACTTCCCAGCCGTAGGCGGGCAGGTGCTTCGTTTGGGCCTCAGAAACTCTCCGAATTCCACCATCCCCTACGTCCGGCTGCTTGAATTGCGGGACGATCCAGACCTTCTTCAACCTTCTCGCTCCTCTATTGCCTGGTCAGCAGGCAGATGCTACAGCTCTCCAACCACCAGGGCTGAAGACGCTGGAAGTCCGGGCCCAGCCCGACCAGATCAGCGTCTGTAATCTCCGCACCCGGCCCGTGCCCAGGCTTGCCCGGTGCGTAGTCGTGCGCGGCAATCAGGTCGCCGGGCTTGAGCAGCGGCGCAAACGTCAGCACCTCTCGCGGCTTGTCGCCACCGTCACAGTAGACTAGCGTCAGGCCAGGCCGGGCAACGAACTCGCGGGCCTCTGCCAGGAAGGCATCACCAAAGCAGTCCTGCAAACGTAACGCCAAGCCGGTGGTACTGGCCAGATCGACGCGGGTCTTGGGGGCAAGTAGGGCCGCGTTGATCTCCACCGTCAGCGCCTCGAACGGCGTCCAGGAGAACAGGGTCCGTGCAGCCAGCAGACTGGCCAATCCGCCGCGGTGCGTGCCGATCTCCAGCACGCGTACCACTTGGTGCTGCTGCACAGTCATCAGCACAGCACCAATTTCAAGCCACGACTGTGCTACTGGCACACCGGTAGGCCATAGCCCCCCTATCTGCCGCCAGGTATCAGGCCCCAATGGACCGCCCGGCCGCGTTGGTTCCATGCATGCATCCGGAAACGTTTTCATACTCCCGCCCCACTGGGCAGCGTGGGCGTGCCTTTGCTGAACACTTGCAGGTCAGCGGCCAGGTAGCCATGTGGCGTGTGCATGTGCGTCCACAGGACCGCCAACTGCAGCGTCAGGCCGTAGTGGTAACTCAAGCCCTCATTGCTCAGTAGCCACCGCCAGTACACCGGTGGCTGACAAGTCAGGTGCCCATCGCCTTGCTGGCCGGGCAGCGCGGCAGTGAAGACGAGCACGCCACCCAACTGGACATGCCGAGCCAGCGTAGCACAGAGAGAAGCGGCGCTGCTGGGCGGCAGGTGCTCTGCTACCTCCAGACAGGTCACAACAGTGAACTCTCGTCCCAGGTCCAGCGACTGCCGCAGGTCACGCACCAGCAGGTGCGCGTCCGGCCGCGGCAGCAGGTCCACGCCCCAGGCGTCCACACCCAGTTTACGCGCTGTGTTGACATAGACGCCCGTGCCCGATCCCACGTCCAGATAGCTCTCCGGTATGCCAAACAGGGCTAACAGGGCTAGACAGTGACGGGTGTTGTCGGCATCGAAGGCTCCCAGGCCGTTCAGCCAGCGGGCCACCTCTTCGGGCAGCAGCAAGTCGCCGGGTGGGCTACCCAGGTACTGGCGTGGCGGCTGCGCCCACTGGCGAGGCTCTATGGTTCGTTTGGCCATTCTCCTATTCTCCTGCTCTCTCTTCTGGCACCAGGCCAATACCGGCCGTACTGGTCTGGCGTGTCTCCTGCTCTTGCCAATCCTGGCCGGGCATGAGGCCGCCCAGACTGGCGCCACCGATGTGGCCGAAAGGCCCCCACTGGCCAATCCAGCCAGGCCACACGACGGCCGGGCCATCCTGGCGATTGAACCGCGCAGCGAACTCGCCCTCCGTGTCCCCCGGACATAAGCCCTCGACGTAAAGCCCATAGGCATTGCGAAAGCGGTGGTGACGCAAGCTGGCGTGTCCTGTGAAGACGTAACCGTCATGGCTGCGCTGCTTGTCCAGTAGCCACCACATATTCGACGTGCCCGGCAAAGTATCCGGGATCAGCATGCCTGCCATGCCAATCTGCAGGTAGCCCAGGCGAGCCATGCCAACGTGCTCGTTATCGCGCAGGAAACGCACACAAGGCGACAGGTCGAACGGACGTTGCAACTCCCAGTCGTCTTCCAGCCACAGCACAAAGTCCGACCGTTGCCAGCACTCTGCTTGCCCCAGGTTCATGCTGCGGCCGACGCCGGCGCGCATGGTATCAGTCCAGGTCACCTCCGAGGTGCGTGGGTCCTGCCAGGCAGCGGCCACCAAGCGTTCGATATGCTGGCCACCGGAGCCGTCGTCAGCGATGTGATAGTGCAGCGCGCCAGGGTACTCCAACAGCCTGACTACTCCCCGGAGCGTACGCAGCGCCAACTCCTGCCGCTTGTAGGTGATAAGCAGAACGGAGACTTGCGGCCAGGCGTCAGTCATCGCCACGGCCCCACGCGCTCTTGTGGTGCTGGTGTATTCACAGCCCACACCGTTACCCGACCATCTGGCCACTGGTGCAAACCGAAGCTGTCCAGGTCCGCGAGCCAGTGATACAGCCACTCAACTCGCACGCCACGGCCCTCCGCTGTCGGCAGGAAGCAGCACTCAAGACGGCCACCGGGGCGGAGTACACGGAAGCTCTCTTGCAAAAGAGCGCCAGGCACCTCCAAGTCGAAGATGCAGCATTGCCAAGTTACTACGTCTTTACTGCCATCCTTGCTGCCGCGCAGGGTGGCAACCAGATTGTTGGCCGGGTGAGATTGGGCATAGGCCATTCGCTTACCGCTAGCCTGGCAGCAAAAGTCGCGCTTGGCGTCCTCTGGGTCTACCGGGTCCGCCTGCCCCACTGCCACCTTGTCTAACCGCATCGCTTGCCAAATCGTCACGCTCGCTCCTCCTCACTCTTATGGCTGGTTTTCACGGCTTTTTTGCCTCTTGGCAAAAGAAGGTGGCCATACCGTTTTCTGGTTTCTGCCTCGGTATGAGGCAGGGCAATCCGATTGCCATATATCGCGTTAATGCGATCAGCTAATGCTGAATCAATCTCACTCAGGTCACAAGTGGACAGTGGGCCCCTGGGCCACAACGGGAACTTGCTATGGTTAACCATTCTCCTCCTCCTCACTCTCTCTAATGGCCGCCTGCATACCCGGTATGCTCAGTTGCACCTTTGCCGTATCTGTCCGGTACTCGTAGCCGTCTGACAGATGGCCAGAACCGGCCGTGGGCGGGAAGATCCAGAACCCGCTCTCGTCCGGCAGTTCTTCCGCGTGCGGCGCTTCCCCCGAGTGCAACAGGTGCTCTTCCAGCTTCTCGCCAGGACGAATGCCGATGTCCGTGATGGGCGCGCAGTCCGTCTCTCTTCTGACGACTTCCATGAAACTGGTAGCTTGGCGGTTATCTCTGGTCATCTCCCACACTGCCTCAGCCAGCACGTCCACTTTCATGGTCGGACACTTCGGCACGACGATCACGCCGGCCGGCGTAGCCAGCGCACACAGGATTAGATCCACCGCGTCCTGCAGCGTCAGCCAGAAGCGATTCATCCGGCGGTCGGTCACCGTCAGGGGTCCGCCAGCCGCGGCCTGCCGCTGAAACAGCGGGATGATCGAGCCCCGCGAGCCGATCACGTTGCCGTAGCGTGTCAGGTGAAACTGGGTGCTGCCCCAGGTATTCGCCTGCTGGAAGACCGACTCCATGATGGCCTTCGACTTACCATAACAGTTGATGGGCTTCGCTGCCTTGTCAGTCGAGATACCCACCACCTGCTTGACGCCACAGCGCACAGTGGCCATGGCTACGTTGCAGCTCCCGCAGACGTTCGTCTTGACGGTCTCGTGAGCGTTGGCTTCCGCGCTGGGCACAACCTTGAGTGCGCCGGCATGAATCACTATGTCCTGGCCCTGGCAGGCTAGCAGCAGCGCGTCCAGGTCGCGCACGTCACCAAGCACATACCGGCACTGCGGATACCGCGTCTTCATCTGGCCCTGCTTCACCTCGTCCCTTGAGAAGACGGTAATCTTGCACGGCCACTGCTCACGCCGGGCCCGGCGCACGATGGCCTGGCCCAGCGAGCCGGTGCCACCCGTGACCAGCACGCGGCCTTCAAGCCGGTTGCCGGGGTTCAGATGCAGCAGCTTAGCGTCAGCCATCGAGGGCACCTTCCTGACTTGCCTGTTTTTCAATGCGTATGCTAATCAGTAACTTGATTGGCACAACAAAGCTATCCATGCCAGTAGTCACTGATAGCAGATCATTGTCTACCTGCCAAGAGATGCCTTTATCCGACATGGCTTCCCATGTGGCTTGCTGATGAGATTCCGGTCTAGTCACATAACGTAGAGTGCATTTCAATCTGCTCAACTTCTCCTGCTCCTTGCTCCTTCTGTCGATCCCTCAAGCATGACCGTTGCTCCCTGCCACCGCCTCTTTCTCGACGGTCATCACCAGCAGACGGGACAATGGGACGATAACCCGCTCCCGCAGGCCCTCGACGAAGACCATGCCCTCGCCGTAACGCACGTGCTCTCCAGTCGGTGCGATTTCGATCTTCTTGCGGTTACTGCCGCCACTGGTTGGCGTAGCTTCATACTCAACCACTATGAATCTGCTCACGTTACCTCCTCTTTTCTCCTCGCTCCTGCTGCAGCTTGTAAAAGACGACTTTGGCTCGCGGCCAGATGGCGTCGCCGTCCAGGCCGTGCACGATGAACTGCTCAGTCGTCTCTTCGATGTCATCTTTGCTCCTGACCCGCACGGCTTCTACGCCCAGCCGCTCACTGCCGGTGTCGTAGAAAACCTTGCAGAGCAGAGGCGTCTCCTCGGTGGCCACTACCTGCTGCACCATGCTTTACTCGCTTCTCTAAAGGCGAGGGGAGGATTCTCCCCTCGCCCACTACCAGGCTAGCTATCTGCTAGTCCCACTCACTGTACAGCGTGCCAGGCGACCGCGTAGAGGTGCCGCCCTTTACAAAGTACGGGTCGGTCCCGCCGGTGATCTGGGTGTCAAACGGGCTGCGGAAGTGCTGCAGCGGCGCGTACATGATGTTCTGTACCCGGCCCGCCAACTGCGGAGTCCGCAGGATGAGCCGCGGCTTCATGGTCACGTTGTCGTGGAAGCAGCGGCCCGTGAACGTGCGGTCCACCAGGAAGCGGCCATTATCCGTGATCCATACCCGCGAGTTCAGACTTTCGTTTTCCATCCGCACGCCGGCCAACGTCTTGCGGAAGTCCTGATACTCGAAGTAGGTCACGGGCGTTCCGTGCGCCGACAGCGGGATGAAGTAGATGTCGGACGCGAACTGGCCCGGCTGCAGGTTAGCGTTGTTGGCATTGTTGTTCTCGAAAATGCCGTCATCCAACACTACCTCGAGTTGCCGGCCATTGACCATCAGGTACATGCCCGCCCGCATGCTGTCACGCAGCTTGATCGTCTCGCCGGTGTCCACGAAGGGTGTCGCACTGGAGTTGACGTTGCAGCGGTAGGTCATGTAGCGGCAAGCCCAGACCTCGGTCAGAGAGTACCACAGTTCCGGCCGCATGGCCAGTATCCAGCGCGCCGGGTCCAGGCCCATGCGGCTGGCGTTGTGGTACAGGTACGCCTCCATCATCGCTACGACCTCGATGATGTCCGGGCCCGATGCCGAGGCCACATTGCCGTAGTTGAAGTTCTTGATGTCGCTGTCGGCGGCGGCGCAGGCTACGTTGGTGTGCGCGTCAACCTTGCCGGTGCCGATCAGGATGTCGAACCCCGGGAATTCCCAGTAGCCCTGGCCGACGTTGCGCGTCGGATTGCCCTGGAAGATCATCTGCTGGAACACTCGCTGCATCATCACTGCAGCCTCGACAGCGGCCCACTCGATCTCGTTGGTGATGAGCGTGCCATGACCAGCGCCAGGAATGGGCGAGCCGTCGGGGCCAGTGATCGAGCCCATCATGCGCAGACGCGTCTCGCCCGGTGTGCGGCGAGTATTGATCTCCGTCAGGCTCAGCTCTTTGGTGCCGCGGCAGATCTTGCCGAACTGAGCCGTCAGGATGCAGCCCTCGGACTCGCCGATGATACAGTCTGAGCAGCCGCCGCTCGGCTCACTCTGGCCACCGACCTGCTCGAAGCCGGTCAAGATGGCAAACTCCGGATTGGTGATGTCCGTGCCGAACGCGGGCAGCAACGACTCTAGGCCCCGAGGGCCTACCGAGGCGTTGATGAGCGTCTGGTCCAGACCGCAGACGCCGAAGAAGCCGGCCGTCACACCGGGTACGGGCGAGCCGTACATCAGGTTGCCCGTCGGCGTACCGGGGGTGACCTGCTTGACGCCAGTGCCAAACGTGTTACGGCTTTGGGCCATAATCAGCGCATTGGCGAAGGCGTCGGCGAAAACCCTTGGATCAAGCTGGTTGATCATGTGGAGGAGCCTCCGTTATGTTAGATTTGGCTCGCTCCTCGCTCCTACCAGCTAACTACTCCACAGACACGCTGTCTGTCAGGCTGGTGCCTAGCGTGGCACCTGATTGATCGGGCGATTCAGTGGGTAGTTCGGGTTCTGGTCTACGGGCCCGGCGTTGGCTTCCAGCAGCTTCTTGCCCTCTTCCGATTCCGGATCCACTACCGTCTTGGCGTCCTGCGTTGGGCGGTAGAACGCTATGCGCGGCAAGTCCAGTACGGCGGCCTTGACGGCCTCGCTGTGGCCGACCTCGACCTTGGCCAGCCTGGCTTCCATTGCAGCCATCCTGGTGTCCGTCGCTTTCTGCGCCGTCGAAAGGCCGGTCAGTTGCTCGCCAATGGCCTTGTTGGACGCGGCCAACTCCACCATCAGCGGGCTACTAGCGAAGGCTTCCGCGAGAGCCTTCACGTCCAGCGCGGGCGGCTCGACCGGTGCGACCTTTTGGGCCGGAGCGCCCTCGCTACCCTCCTTGAATGCTATGCCCTTTTCCTCGAGCTCCTTCGTCTTCTGCTCCGCGGCCGCGATTATGGCGGCCGCCTCGTCCGCTCCGAAAACGCTTTCCAGAGCCTTCCGCTTGGTTTCGTCCAGCGGCATGTTGACCTCCTTGGCCAAAAATTGCGTCCAGGGGTTGGCGGCGGCCGCCCCCGGTAACACCGAACGTTCGACTATCTCTAGCCACTCGTACACGCCGTCAGCCCGATCGGCCGACTTGTAGCGGTAGCCATGACTCATCTTTAGATCCTCGTCAGGATGGGCCAGGAAATAGGCCAGGGCCTTCTCTCCCCTGGGCGTGTCGGCGAACGTGCCTGACTCCACCAGGATACGCCCCACAACGCCGCGCCAGTCGGCCTGACCGAAGTCGCTGCCGGGTACGTGCCAAAACCAGAGTTGGCGATTCTCGGCTGGCCACTCCTTATCTGACCGCAGCACCTCTTCTTCCAGGCTTTGGGTCGTGAAGATCTCAGCCTCTTTGTCGGCAAAGCCGTTGGTCGTCCAGCTCACCCAGCGGGCAAGCCCGGCCTTGTCGCGATAGACCTTGAAGCCCTGCTCATGACTGCCAAAGTCGGGAAGGTCCTTCTTGGCTGGCATGTCCTCGTCCTGATGTTCATCCTCGTAATTCGCCCACTTCATCACATCCAGCATGGCGTCCAGCATGGCCTTGAGCTTTTCCCGCATGCGCCCCATAACGCGCCTGCCCTCTTTAATGCCCGACGGCATCTCGTCCGGGTCCTTGTCGGGGTTCGCCTTTTTCCAAGCGGCCCGCACACGAGCGACGACGGCGGGCCGATCGGCGTCGGGAATGTCCACCCGTTGGCCACGAAAGCCAGGGCCTAACGCGGCAGCGGCGGCACCGACGATACCCGGATCAGGGCTGCCGCCTGGCGTAGCGGTCAACCTGAGCCTCCATTCGCTCGGCTTGTCACTCGGTGTATAAGCAAAATCTGACTTGGGAAACGGTGTGCCGTCCTCCGTTTTCATGGGCGGGCCGTCTGCCTTCTCTGCCTGCTCTTTCGTGCTGGCCTTGGGCTGGTAGATCATCTCCACCTCGACCGGCTCGCCCAGCGTCACCTCGTCCTTGGCGTTGACCGAGTAGGGGATCTCGTACAGGTGGCAGGCATGGCCAGGACCATTCACCTCCACGATCACGCGGTCCTTGTAGACAGCTTTCAGCCAGCGATATGGCATCTCGGCCATCATCGGCATGGCCATGCTCATGTCCCGCGGCGGGTTAAGCACCTTGTGAATGGCGCTGTGCAAGTCTTCGTGCGAAAGCTCCTTGATGTCGGTTAGAGTATCCACATCTGTCTCCTTATCTAGTCCACGTCCCCGGCGTAAATAGCCGCCGCAACTGCGTGCAGCACAATCGCGTGCACGTCTTCCACGACGCCATAGCTGTTAGACTCAACCAGGATGGCCAGGTCCGCCTGCTGCACCAGCGGCACTTGCGCCACAGGTTGCCCGGCCTTACCCGCTAGTCCGACGACATAGCAGCCCACGTCACGCGCCGCCTGCACGGCCTTGAGGATGTTCTTAGACTGGCCCGACGCCGAAATAGCGATCAGCACGTCGTCAGACTCAGCCAGGTTTTCGATTTGGCGACTGAACACCTCGGCAGGTGGCCAATCATTGACGAGCATCGTCAAGATCGGGCCACTGTCCGCCAGCGAGCAAGCTCGTACGCCGAGTTTGAGCAAGTCCACCGCGGCATGCGCTGCTGTTGCCGCCGAGCCGCCGTTGCCCACCAGATAGACGTGTGCGCCGGTCTCACGGGCTGCACGGATCACGTGAGCTAGTTTGTCGAGGAGCGCAATGTCCAGGCTCTCGATTGCCGCATAGACGCCAGCCAGATGATGCTCGATCGCCAAAGATACTTTACCCTTTGTAAGCAACCTTGCTTCCTTCCGACTCAACACGCCATGCCACCTCACGCAGTCCAGTGAGCGCGGCCCGCACCGCTATCTTGCGCTCTAACGCACAGCACACCAGCAGGAAGCCGGTGCCACCTGCACCCAACAATTTGCCACCCGTAGCGCCCGCGGTAATGGCCCTGTCTAGTGCCGCTTGCACAATCCCGTTGCCGATGCCGGGCGCAAGCTGCTGCTTCGCGGCCCAGCCAGATTGCAGGTACGAGCCCAATAGGCCAGCGTCTACACCCTGTCCCAACGCACCAGCCAGGTCAAGAGCTAGACGTCGCAGGTGCTTGAGGTGCTCACTACACTCTACCGTTCGCTCACTCTGGCACTCCAGGATGCTACCTGCCCGGCGAGTGCCACCCAGATAGAATAGCAGCAAGTACGCTTCCAGGTTGCGCCGCAGGCCCTTGCTGTCCTTGGCGTCGTCCAGCCTGGCCTCGCTTACTAAACCGTTAGCAGCGAACGTATACTGCCGCACGCCACCGTAGGCCGCGGCGTACTGGTCTTGCTTGCCAATTGAATGGCCCAGCACGTCGATCTCAACTCGACAAGCTTCCCTGGCCAGTTGCTCGGGCGAAGGCCAGCAACGCTTGAGCACGTGCAAGGCGTGCAACACGCCAACGGTGTAGGCCGACGACGAGCCCAGGCCGGTGCCGGCCGGGATGTCGGCCACTGACACAATCTCGACGCCTTGCTCGACGCCGACCAACCGGCAGCACTCACGCGCCAGGTCGTGCTGCACGTCGGCCACCGAGTCTACCACCTCGTTGCGGTCGTAATGTGACACTCGCACCCGCCCGTCAAACTTAGGGTTGACGGCGATGTAGACGTACTTGTCAATCGTGAAGGAAACGACGGCGCCACCGCTAATGGCCTTGTAGGCCGCGGGCAGGTCGGTGCCACCACCAGCGAGGCTGACGCGAAGAGGCGTGCGGGTCAGGATCATGCTAGCCTGCCCATTGCCCTATCGAACTCGCGCCGCTCGCCATAGACGCTGATCAGGGTTAGGCCATGCTCCGCATGCTGCCGCATAAACTCGCAAAACGAAGGATCGTCGCCGTTCTCGTTCAGAATATCCACCCTCAGCATCAGCCAGTTTGCGTTTGATTCCTCGATTCCTAAGATGTAGGGCCACAATCGCACCAGTTCGGCCAACCATTCGGGATGTGTACTAAACCAGCACGGCGAATCAACCCCGCAGTCCTCACAGCGGAGGCCCCAATGATCGCTCATCCGCCTGCACTCTTGAGCAGCTTCACGATAGCACCGCGGGCCACGTTCCAGAGCGTCGGTGCTACCTCCATAACGCGAGGCCAACTACGGCGGGCCATCTCCCGCGTTTGCTGCTCACCCTCCACCCATTTCGCATACGGGGCGATGTTGGCATTCGAGCCCACCGAGGCCACCAGCGCACCGCCAACTTTGCGAGCACGGACGATGGACCAGGAGCGCATCAGAGTGCCGGTCCTGATGTAGCCCGAAACGGTCGCTTGTTGCGGCGGGTAAGTGGCCATCTTGTCTTCGACGTCGGCGACAAAGCCGTTCAGCTCACGCTCCAGTTTGCCCTGCAGGCCGGTGGTCAGGACGATGGTCTTCTTCGGCTTGATGCTGGTGAAACGAACAGGCATGCTATTCTTTCTCTTTTACTATCCACGGCCCCCATGGGCCGCGCTCCAGGCTCAGCTCAGGCACCGCACCGAAGACCAGGGCCAACTCCACGGCCTCTCGGGCGTCCTCATGGCCAAACAGCCGGGCAAAGCCGTCAGGCTGGCGCATTGCACCCTGGCACACTCGCTCCCACAAGCGATCGAATGCGACTGGGAAAGCCAGGTTCGCCTCTGCGCAGTAGGCAGTGCGGATGGCGACCAACAGGGCGGGTGAAGGTGCATACCAATCACGCACTGCTAATCCCCCGCCCTGCCCATGCGGCCAACCATACGGCACCTACATCGCGAGTGCAGGGGCGGAAACTGCACACCCTCCACCGCGTCAGGAAACTCGGCATCCAGTTTGACTGCCATCCGGTGCAGCGGCCGGCAACGTGGACAGACCATTTCATCACGAGCAGTAAGCCAGACTTTCGATTCCATGCCGGGAATGCTCTTGTAGATTGCCATGTTGCCAAAACTGAACGCTCTGGTCACCTCAGTCGTGCCGATCATCTGTGCCCGCCACTTGCCGAACGTCGGCTCCAGCGCCTTGAGTAGATCGGGCAGCCCGCGCTTGCCCAACCCTGTCTCCTGCCAGGTCACGATGGCATCTTTCAGCGCCTTCCTCGTTGTGTCCGTGAGCCCACGGCTCAACTCGAAGTTCCATGCCTTGGACCACTTGAGCACTTCCTGGTTGACCAGGGCCATATCCACCGCGACGGCGACCGCGTCGAGAGCCGCCTCTGCCGCGGCCGCGGCGCCCGCCTGCGCGGCTGCCGTCAGCTCTGGCCCCAGAGCATCTACGAACAGCCCTTCGACGACTTCCCACAAGTCGTCGTCGTCGGCCAGCGGGACGGCCTTTTCACCCTCGGCCTTGCGTGCCTCTGGTAGCGCCCGCACCCTGGCCGTCAGCAGTTTCTCAACCTTGGCTAGTCCCGCACTGGCCGCGGCCTCCATACTGCGTTCAAGTTTCTGCGTCCGTTCTTCGATGTCGTCGGGTAGCGCAACGTCACGGGTACGGGAGGCGCCAGTCTTCGGGGTGGCCTTGGCTTTGGCCGCCTGTGCCGCGGCCAGGACGAAAGGGTGCCGAGGCTCCAGAACGGTCACGCGGCCATTCTTAGACGAGTATCTGGCCGGCGGGCCGTACAGCCGTCGCAATTCCTTGGCTGCAACTTCCTCAGCCATAGGTTCAGTCGGCACAGGCGCTACTTCCTCGTTGCCGTCCTCTCGTTCCACGTCGTCCGCTACCACGTCCGGCGTCACGTCCGGCTCATTGGCCAGGAACTCCTCTGGCAACACCTGCACGTCCGCCAGCAGACGGCGGGCCTCTAGCCGGTCTATGACAGACTCGGCCATGCCCGAGGGCACCGTAAAGAGCTTGACTACATTGTCGATGCGCGCGCCGTCAAGATCAGTCTTCGCTTTGTCCTCTTCGTCGTCCAGCATGTCAAATCTGAACGTAAGCGACTTGGGCAACACTTGCCAGTTGATTGCTCGCTCAATCGAAGAAGTCAGATCGCCAAAGCCCTTGCCACGCGCTTTACGGTTCTGAATCTCAGCATCGGCTTTCGTCGCCCCGCTGGCCGTGGCTGGCCACAGCTCCCGCGCATCCAGGCCCAGCTCCAAGGCGAGGATGTAGGCGTAAAGGGTGATGCTCGACTCCTCGTTGTAGCCGTCGGGCAGACTGGCGAAGTCGAGCTGTTGGATTTCGAGCGGGACGCCCGGGTCCTGCGTCGCAATGGAGATGACCTTGGCAAACCTCGTCAGGCCCTCATTGTCCATTTGCTCCTGGGCTTTGCGAATGGCCTCGTCAAACCGCTGCTGCGACATGCCACGCACGGCGACGATACCGCGAGAAGGCCGGCTAGATAGCTTCTCCCTCTTGTAGATCCAGATGTCACGCATGATCTGCGCGGCTCGCAGGATGCGTGAAGTGGCGCAGTAGCCCACGCCGAGCAACGACTCGTCCGGGCTTGGCTGCGACACCAGGCGAATCACCTGGTGCGCTCCCAGCCGGTGCGGTTTGCCTGTGCGGTAGTCGTAGTACACCACGGGCACCTGCAAGTCACCGGTCGGCAGACAACGGGAAGCGTCGAGGTGCGCCAGACCAAGCACCGCGCCCTCCGGGCCGTCCGTCGCCCGTAACACCTCGATAAAGGCGCCGCGGTCCATTGTGAGCAGATCCTCTACAACCTTGCTCACCAGGTCGCCCCAGCCCTGGCCAAACTCGGACTCGGACAGCATCTCCTGGTAGCGCCTAACCTGTCGATGTGGGCCGTCCAGAGTCCAGCCCAGCGTCTTGAGCTTGGACTCAACCGAGTAGATGGCGCCCGCAAGCATGGGCTCAGTGCGCCAAACCTTGCGCAGGTACAGGTCCCGCGAGGGCGTCCACCAGCCGGGCGCTTCATCCTGCGCGGTGGCGATGTAAAACACGAAAGGGCTGAGGGATTCAATTGGTTCCGTTCGCGCTTGAACAGAGCGGCGCGCCAGGGCGGCCGGGTCGGTGGCCTTCTCAGCCAGGGCCATGTTCTGTTCGGCGTCGTGCCCGTTGCCGGTGGTCATGCGTTAATCCTCATAGCGATGGCGCCAGGTGCCATAGAGCACCGCGTCCTGACAATGATCGTCTGAATGTTTTGCGGGTTCGTCATCGTAAACACCCGGGCTGACTTCTTTCCTGTATGCCACTCGCAGACTGCGAATAGTATTCGTGCAGCGCGGGTGAATCAGCAGAGCCCGCTGTCCGTTGGCGTTGCAGATAAAGCGGGCAGCAATGCTGGCCCCCTCTTTGCGCCGGTAGTTGTGCGGGCTGGCCGTGTCCACCTCTGCCTGGTTAAAGGCAATTCGGAGCGCCGTCGCCTCTGGCGGCACAATGGCCACTTCCGGATGCTTACCCATCTCCTGGAGCTTCTCCAAGACTGCCTTTACGCTGGTTTCCTGCAAGCGCCCCGCTTCGTAGTGCTCCCAGAACACCCGCAGGCGACCAAGTGAGTCTTCCTGCACCGCGAGGATTGCCCGAGGCTGCGCAATGTTGTCGTCACACCAGACCTCGACAGGCAGACTGGCGTCGAACTCGGCAGCCTCAGTTACATTGGAATGCTCGGGGTCGCCAAGCTCGCTAACGAAGCTGGGGAACACCAGGCCCTGCTGGCCGGGCCGCTTGCAGAGAAACTGCGCTTCCCACGTGTCCGGGCTCATCGTCAAGAACTTGTCCACCAGATCGGAACGTGGCCGATGCCCGGTCGAATACTGGTGCTTGCCCTGGCACTGATCCCAGAGCTCGCAGGCAGAATGCAGACACTCGGTACAACTCTGCTTCACATCCCAGATGCACCAGGAGTAAACGGCCAGGCCCCGTTGCGGGGCCTGGTCCAGTACATGCTGCATCAATCCAACGGCCCTGTCCCTGGTGGAGATCAGCGCCGTCTGGACGCCTTCGCCTGTACCCATGCCCCAGAACTTTTCTAGCACCTCGGGCCGCCACATCTCAACCTCGTCGGCCACTTTAAGCCGGGGGTGGGCGCCGGAAACCTGCGCAACCGTGGCGGCATGGATCTCTAGCCTTGAACCGTTGCGCCAGCGGGTTTCGCTCATCAGACTGTCAGCCACCATGCCACGAAAGGCCGGCAGGCCAATGTACTCCTGCATGTACGAGTAGGCTCGTTTGGCCTGTTCCTCGATGCCGCCGGCATGGAATATCCACGTCTTTTCTTTGCAGGCCAGTAGCCATTCCAGAAGGCTGATCATGCGAGTTTTGCCGCCGCCTCGTGGTCCAAGGCCGATGGCCCGTTGCGCCTTGCCGAAGTACAAGTCCGAGAGAAAGGAGAATGGAGCAACGTGGCCGCTTTCTCGGCAGCCCGGTGAAGGCTCGTTGGCTATGTCAAAGTGCAGGAAGCGGTGCAGGTTATCGTGCAGCGCCACCTGGCGCCGCCGCCTCTCAGCCTGTATCTGTGTCAGGCTGTAGGTTCTGGCTGGGCCTAATGGCGCCGCCGCCTTGCCGTTCGCTTTCCCTTTCGTGGCGTTCAAGCTCATCTAGCTCCTGCTCACTCAGCGTGGCCAGGTCCATAGTTACACGGTGGGCGATGGGGCCACCCCACGCGCCTGTGTGCTCCTGCCGCTCGACGTAGCCGCGGTTCTTGCCCAGGGTCTTGAGCACCAGCGCCACAGCCCACGGCTCACGATCCATTACGGCAGCCCGCATTTTCTGCTCAGCAATGTCCACTAGCTCGCCGCGGCTGTCCTCGATAGCCTGCTGGATAGCCTGAGTTTTCTTTGCACGGTTGTAGATGGTTTTGGGCCCGCAGCCCAACTTGCGAGCAGCCAAATACACCAGACCATCAACAGCCTTGATTGCAGCAATAATCTGCTCGCTAGTGTATTTCTCATTTACCATAATTATGTAATCCGTGCCTGCCCTACCGCTCCCGGTATCCCCGCTGCCGTTTCACCCGTTCCCTGACCGCCTTCGGGTCCAGCCTGGCCAAGTCAATGAACAACTCGCTATCCGGGCTGCGCAGCCAGGCCCATTGCCTATCCATAACCGCTCTCTGCAGCACGGCCGCGGACAGCCCCTCGACGCCGCCCACGGCATAGACGCCTTCTCGCCCTACCGACCTGAGCCCGGTGCCTGTCGTAGTCGCCATAGCCGTCAACTCGTGCCCTCCAGATAGCAAAAGAGCCACCCCGAACGGTGGCCACTGGTAACAGAGCATACTAACCTACTCTAATTACCATTATAGCATGGCTGTCAACATGACACTAGGCGAGTTAACAGGTTTTCTGTTCATCCTGCCAGCAGCGGGGGCAGCAGCCCTGTACCAGATCGACGACAGCGCCGCCGACCCGAATCCCGCAACACCTGCACCGTGTCTGGCCGTCGCCGTCCGGCACGTCTGGGCCTGGCAGTTCGATAGCATAGTCCCAGATCACGGCGGCCATCGCGACGAGCCCCCGGGCAATTCGTCGGTAGACCGTTCGTTCCACACAATCCATTTGCTGGGCAATAGCTCTGCGTTCCCAGGATCGCAGGAAGGCCAGCTCGATGATGTGCTGGTCTGCGGGCGACAGCCTGGTGAGTGCAGACAGCACTTCGAGGCGGGACACCTCGTGGTCGTTGGGCTGATGCCCTCCCAGTGCGTCGGGCTGTGGCGCCAGAATCCTGTCTGGCGTATCGCTGGCAATCTCTCTGAGCAGGCGTCGCACCCTGGTCAGTGGCGCCACCGGCTCCTGCTCTCGCTGCCAGTAGTACTGCTGCTCTTGCAGGCTGCCAATGGGGCCGGGCCGGTCCACCCAGGCGACGGACTCAGTCAAGGGTTGCACCTCCGGGCACAGGCTCTTTCGCAATTATAGCCGTTCGCCAGCGAGGTGTCTAGCCAGGCTGCCCAGTTTGATTAAGCAAGCTCTCTCTATAACAAGCACTAAGGCGCTCTTTTGCAAACTGGTATAAACTGGTGTCAAAACCTATTGACATGGCTATAGCGATATGCTATAATACAGATAGTAGAGAAGGGACAGAAAACAGAATAGAGCAGGGCACGGGGCGCCGAGGAGGCGACAAAAGGTAGATGGGCTGGCGATGAACCAGAGCAGACGTCGAACCCCGGGGGAGCAAAGCCACAAGATAATTGGCGTGCGAGCTAGGCGCCAGCCACACCGGAAGGGTGGCCTAAGTGGAGAGGGAGAACACGATGGACTACATGATGTGGCTACAGGAATCCGACAGCTATGACACGTTCACCAGCAAAGCGGCCGCCGTCGCCGCTCGCGTAGCGGTATGCGCCAACTGGCGCAAGGGTAACCATCGGACGGCAATCAAGCACTTCGTCGCTGGCCGGTGGGATGAGCAGTGCGGCTACGACCTGAAGGACCATGGTCAGGTGGTCGGCCTGGTTAGCGTGTTCCCTGCCAGGGACCGCTAGCCCACCTTACCCCGGCAGCCAGAGCGAAGGCGCAGCAGCGGCGCCGCCGGGGACCAAGCCGCCAGGCCAGCGAGACCCGATGTTGGACCTGGCGACTCAAAACCAGAGGGGCAGCCCCACCTCACGGGGCAGAAGGAGACCGCCATGACAACGCTACAGAACGCTACAGCAATCCACAGCAGCATGCCGCATTGGGCGCACATCCTCAAGGCGGGAGCCCTGACCTATAACGGCGACGACCTGCGCTCAATGGCAATGCAAGCCATCCGCACGGTTGACCACGAGCTGGCGCCCACATCCGAAACCGCCTACCTGGGCCAGGCGCTGCACGACCTGACCGAGCGCTCGGCCCCCACCGACCAGGACATCTTCCGGGCGCTGACCTATTGGGACACGGCCTATGCGGCACTGGACCAGCAAGAGCAGCGGGCGGTGGAGATGTCCGCCGAATATCGGGACTACTGGCGAAAGGAGTCCCGCGGAGACTGAGCACCGCCGGGCAGCCCGCCCCGTTACCACCGGGCAATTGAGCCCTGCCAGGAGTGGCTCGCTGTGCCGCTCGCGAAATGGCTTTGGCTAGACTGGAATTGCCAACCAGCCTGGTCGGCCCACAAGCGGACAACTACGCCGACGTCAACGATGGTAACAATGACCGAGGCTGTGGGCAGGGGGCCATTCCTGGGAGGGCTCAAAGGGTGGCGACCTACCGCCAGAAGAGGAGAACACCATGAGGTTAGAAGAGGCAGTCCGGATCGCCTGCGAGAAGATGCAGGCAACAGGCATCCCAGGCTGGGGACTGCACGTCCCCAAGTCGCTAGGCGGCGAGGTGGTGGAGGTCCGGCGCACCGAAGGCTGCACCAGTAGCCAGTGCAGGCACAACAGCCACGACCCCGCGGCAGCCACCTACAAGTGGCTGCCACCGACGGACAGTCGGCTGGTGCTGCTCGGTAGTGAGAGCAACCAGGGTGTCGATTACTATGTCCTACGGGGCGACACATGGGACATAGGCCTGAAAGTAGAGTATCAGTCTTGCTTTCATGCCGGGATCGACATAATCCCGGTGGAGACACTGCCAGCCTGGGCGCTGGCCCAGATGGCAGAGCACCCAGCAGGCGCTGACCTGTCGGATCCGCGGGACTGACATGCGATACGCAGTCAGGCTCGGGGACCTCATGCAGCACCCCATGCTCAGCATCCTGTTTGGCCCCGTTGTCGCACAAGAGACGCTGGACATAGACAAGCGTGCGGTTGATGGCGTTGTCGTCGTACTGAGCTGCGACGACGATCGAATACGTGCGATCCGTGATGCATGCCAGCTCCTGCAGGAGCGGAAGCGGATCACCCTTGTGCCACGCTTCTACCAGCAGACGAAGCCCGGTGCAGCATGGCACCCGCTAGCCACAGAGAAAGGAGCAACATGCCGAAAGTTGTCGATCCGATAAGCGCCGACGAGGTAAAAGCCCTCCGTGCCGCGCTCGGGCTGACCCACGAGGCCTTTGCCCGACGGTTGGGAGTCTCGCTTCCAACTGTGCAGCACTGGGCCTCCGGCTGGCGGCGGCCGGGGCACTTCGCCACGGTGGCGCTGCGTCAGATGCAGGCCGCCGTCGCCGCCGAAGACAAGAGGGCCGGCTAAATAGCCGGCCCTCTTTTTGCGCGTCCGGCGCCAGGATACCCTCAGCGCCCCGCCCAGCCCCGCCAGACCGCCTCACCGCTGCTGGCTGCCCTTTGCCTCTTATACCTACTCCCTACCCCTGAGCTTTTGCTGCTTCTGCGGCCACATCACTCGCTGCTGATAGCAAAGTTTCCGCCCAAGCTTGCAAGATGGTCGGCGAAGTAGTGCCCCACCCCATCTCAAACTGTTGATCCATCGCCCAGGCAGGCACTACGCCGATAACCTCACCAGCCAAAGCGACAAACTCGAACTTTCCAGCACTACCGCAATCACTAAAATCACGCCTCTCTATCGGCATATTTAGCACATCGTTGAGTGCCATCAACAACCCCGCGACATAACTATTGCACGTAAATGATATGGTCACTAACGTCTCAGAAGACATGCCCTCCCCCTTCCTCCCCGCCTTTGAGCCACGACGCCAGCCTGGCCCGTGCAGGGCACTGCCGCAGCTTATACAGCGCATCGATCTCCACCTGCCCAATACGCGCCCTCGTCACCCCCAACTCTTTCGCTAACGTGTCCAGCGTCGCCCCCGGCTCGTCACCCACCCCGAACCTGCGCGCCACAACGTACCTCTCCCGCTCCGTCAGCCCCGCCTCCTCGAGCAGTTTCGCCATGGCCCCGATCAGCCAATCCGCCTCAGCCTCGGCCTCCACGTCCTGCTCGTCCACCAGCCTGTCCGCGAGCAGCACATCGTCGCCGTCCGCGCTATCCCATACGATGCTGCTCAGACTCAGCGGCACCTGGCCCCCCGGGCCCTGCAGCGCCTCTAACGTGCCCACACCGCCGTCCACCAGTTCGGCGACGATGCCAGGCTCATCGTCCTCCACACCCAGCCGCCGCATCTTGCCCCACAGCGTGCTGGCGTGCGCCGGCACCCGGATTGTGCGTCCCATGTCTGCGACGCCCCGCCCGAGGTACTGGTGTATCCAGATGACGGCATATGTGCTGAACCGTAGCCCCCGCTCTGGCTCCCAACGCCGCACAGTCTCCCACAGCCCCAGGTTGCCGAGCTGGATCAGGTCCTCTAGTTCCACCCCCCGGTTGCGGTATCGCATAGCCAGCGAGACGACGAGCCGCCAGTTGTGCAGCATGAGCTGCTCTCCTGCGGCGCTGTCCCCTGCCCGGAACGCTTCTCCCAGCGTGCGCTCCTGTGCTGCCGTCAGCAGGTCCGGACAACGAGCCGTCATATCGCCCAGATACCAGGCTACGAAGTCCTCTGCGTCGCTTACACGAGTTGGCCCCTCGGTGCGGCGCGTCACGTTAGTCAAACAGCACCCCCTGTCCCTCCCTCTCTCCACTCCTGTCTCTGTTCGTCCACCAGGCGAACATCTCAGCACCCGTCGCGAATGAGCACGCCTTGCCCTGCTCCCGACGCTGCACGATCACCTTGTCGAATGTCTGCACGTACTTGGCGGCAATGGCTGGCCACCTTGCAATGTCCCGCCTGGCATCCCTGCTCATCGGGCACAGCACACAGCCGATACGCGTGAAGCCCTCGTCGTACAAACTGCAGTGCGGTCGCTGACCCAGGAACTCCCACACGTCGACCTCTGTCCAGTCGATGATCGGGTTGACGAAGGTAGTGGTGGCATCGCGATAGCACGTCTCAACCATGTGGCGGTTGCGCCGCCGTGACGACTCCTCCCACCTGATCCCTGTTACCACACGCCGCCCTCGTCCGCCTCGCTCTTTGAACTCCTGGCAGCAGTAGCGAATTTGTCGGGTCGGCGGCCAGTGATTAGCCAGGATAGCCGCCCACATTGAGCGCGGCGGCCGCTTGAACTGCACACCAGGATACTGCTGGCGGATGAAGCGTACCACCTCCGGTGGGTCAACCGTCGTCGGGCTGTAGTGCGCCTCGAATGGCACGCCTGCTAACTCGGCCAGGTGATAAATAGCCTGGCTGTCTTTTACCCCCGCTGAAAGCTAGCCAATAAGGCTGCTCAGCGGGGACAAACTCCTGAAGTCGTCGCATGGCAAGTGCCACTTTGTCGCGCTCACCAAATAGTGTTTGCTCTATCAACGCCATTATGGCCGCCCTGCCAGCGCCCGCCAAATCAGCCGCACCAGGTCGGCGGCATCGTAGTCAGGACGCACCGTGATCTCGCCCCCGCATGCCGGGCAGGGCCTCGTGCCGCACGACACACGGATCGTCGCCTGGCAGTTTTCCCAAGGACAAATCTCCTGCTGAATCATTCCCCCGCCTCCGCTGTCATAATCAGGTTTGGGCGGTTCCGCCGTCCCACGATACGAGCCTTGACCGTCCGTTGCACAGTTTCAGCCTGTGCGACTTGTTTGGCCATATCGGCTCGGTGCTGCAGTTTCCGCAGGCACGTCATGCACACCTGCCCCATCTCCGGTGGCACGCTCCGCACCTCGGCCCACCTTGTCGAACTGAACCCGCACAGCGCGTGAGCCGGAGCATCGAACCGTAGCGCGTGCCATCGTCGGCCCCACCGAATCTGTCCGTACCGCTGCTGCCAGATCATATAACCTCGCTCGCTGGCACTACCACTAGCTCAACCTGTCCACGCCATATCCAGCGGAAAAGGCGTTCCCTGATCGCCCAGTCCCGCGTCCGCACACCCTTCACCTCGCAGCAGACCCGCTGGCTCGTCGCCGTCTCGACGTACTCGAAATCACCAGTGTATCGGATGGCGGCAATCTTGTGCCCCCGGCTGTCCACAAAACTCTCTTGGAGCGTATAGCTGGGTTGCCTGGTTAGCGAGTGGAGTTCGCCTGCCACTTGGCGCAGTTTGAGTATGCGCCAATACTCGGCCTCTGCCCGACTATCGAACCGTTGGCCGTCGAGCTCCACGCCCCGCCGCAATGTGTTGTATTTTGTGCGTGTCTCACTCACTGCTCACCCTCTGCCTCTAGTTCAGCCCCTGCCTGCTCAAAAGCTATGTCGAAGAACCCTTGTGGCAGCACTTGGGCCGTTGAGGTGTCCGTCCACGTCAGCGGCGCAAACCTGGCGGCGAGATACCGTTCGCAGTACTCGCGTTCCCCCATCAGCACGTCGGCCGCGGCTGCTCGTATTCGAGGGTTATCCTGCCACACGCTCCGTGTGGCCATATACCTTGCCACCATCTCCTGCCCCTCCCTCTGCAACCTCTCCACGTTTACTACATACTCCGCTCGCTTCTCAGTCATCTACCCCTTCTCTTCCCCTTCCCCCAACGCGGCCACAAGGCTCTCCAACGCTGCCTGAATGCGTCGCTCTGGTGTTATGCTCGGCGGAGCGAACGGCGCCTCCAGGCATAACACCGCCTCTAGGATGCAATCTCGCAGCCATTTGATCTCCGCCTGTAGCGGCGACTTCCCCCTGCACCAGTCGCAGCTTTCCGTATGGATGAGCCCGTTCTCGTCCTGCAGCCTGAGCCGGCCCGTGTCCCCACACTGCCCACAGATTGTCATGCCTCCCCCTCCCCCAGTGCATCCATCAGCTCCCTCAGCCTGTCCTCCGACACCTCCACCCAGCCAGCCCGTACGTGGCACCACGGCTTGCAGACCGCGGCTGCCCGGCACACGGCTGCGAGCTGTTCCGCTAGCGCATCCCGTTCGGCCAGTAGTCGGGCCACCGCCGTCACGTGCTGGTGCGTTATCAATGCCATCGCCGTTCGTTTGTAGTCTGTGCCCATGCCCCCTCCTCTGCCTCGTTACTCCAACAGCTTCCACGCCTCGGCCGCCGTTAGTCGATCAATCTCCCCATCCGCCATCCCTTTTGCCCGCAAGGCTGCTCTCATCCGTTCAACGCTTGCTTTATCTGCGTCCGCGGGCGCCGTTTCGTCAGTGGAAGATAGTGGACCTAGTGGACGATACGGTGTCGATTTTCCGGAGCTTTCTAGCTGTAAGTTGGGGTCGCGAAGACTTTGGGAAAATCGTGCAGTATCGTCCACTAGGTCCACTTTTGGCCCGCTCTCTGGCGTATTTTCTACCATTTCTGACTGCACAACTGCGCCTTGTAGGCCAATACCGCGCCAAGCGAAAAGGCCACCCGTGGTCTTCGCGCGCTGCAGCCCTCTATCAGCCAGGCGCCTGCCAAACATCTGTTGGCTAATCGGCTGCTCGTCATTATCGACAGCCCAAAGCTTGTATTTGATATAGAGGTCTTTGGCTGAGGCACGTACACGACGGTCTAGGATACAGCAATCGTTGAGGAATCCACCGAGGATGTCCATCTCATCTCGATAGCTGTTTGTAGCGTCTCTCACCTCCGCAGGCACGCCCAGCCCGTTGCGCTGCCAGTCCAGGCACCCCTGTACGGCCCACGTCAAGATACCAGGTAACTCGGTCTTGAGTAGGTCCGGCAGAGACTTGTCCTGTTCTTCATCAGGAATCTGGACCGTGAACGGAACCAATCGCACTCGTCGCCACATGGCATTATTGGTTTCCCGAATAACTGGCTTGTGGTTCATGCCGAGCCAAATCTTAAATTGCGGCACGAACTCGAAGAAATCGTGGAACAGATAACGAGCCGTCACTGTGTCCTGTCCTGTGAGCTGCTTGATCACCGACTCCGCCAACCTTCGCCCCTCGCTAGCCTCTATTGCAATAACGAGACGTGTTCCCGCCATACGAGCGATGTCATTCGGTACCGAGTCCTTGTCCTTGTGTAGGAAGGTGTCGAATGTCGCCTGTTGAGCATAATCCGCAAGCAGACTCTTTAAGATGTTCAGAAATACCGACTTACCATTGCCACCCGTGCCGTATAGCATGAACAGACATTGCTCCATAGTGGCACCGGTGAGGGCATACCCCGCCGCCCGCTGCAGGAAGGCGATCAGGTTCTGATTGCCTGCCATAATCCTGTCGAGGAAGGCCAGCCACGTCGGGCACGTCGCCTGTGGGTCATAGGCCACTGAGCACAGTTTAGTCAGCAGCGCATCCTGACGATGTGGCTCCAGTTTGCCAGTCGTCAGGTCAAGTATCCCGTTCTGGCAATTGAGTAGCCAGAGATTAGCGTCGAGCTCATGGGGCTCCACAGGAATTCCTTGCTCCGAATGGGCCAGCTCGATCATGGCTTTTCGCTTTCCCACCGATTCTGAATGACGAGCATGATCAGCCAGTGCCTTACGAACTGTATCATCAGTAGCTTTGGCCGCCTCCATGTAGATCGAACGAACCGTCAACTTCGCACAGCGATCTACGCCATCTCCATTGTCAGGTGCCCAATAACGGCCGTCCCAAACATACCACTTGCCCGCTGCATAACAGTATCTTAGGTTCTTGCCATACCGATCTGCTAACCGCTCGGCGTTGCCCGTGTCCGTTAAGTTGAACGTTTGGCCGCTGGCTGCAGCATGTAATGCAGCCAGCGGAGGAGCCGTTGGCGCAGGCGGATACCTGACTACACTAGCGGCAATCCCACGTACCTCGTCAACTGCCAACGGAGGATCGCATTGATCGGTATTCATCGTAAGTAGCGCTGCCAGGATTGCCGCTTCTGGCATGCCCCGCCGGCGCATCGTTCCCGCCAGACTCGTCAGCGTCTTGTTGCGTTCCTTCTCAGGAATACGATCACCAATGACGCCCGCGGGCTTGCTGCCATTTCCGCCAGCTGCAGCCTGCAACAACATACGTAACCAATCTGGCATCAGTGCCAGGGCTACGTCATCCGGATGGTGCGCCATATCCCAGGCATAGCGCCGTCCAGACTGGTGCAAGCTGGGAGGCGCCACGATGTAGCCCCCATCGGCTCGTAGGTCAAGGCCGTCTAATCCTGCCAAACCTACGGCGTTGCGAACGTTACCGCCAGGGTGACTGAATAGGATGTGCCGACCACTGCCACCGGTCATACTCTCTATGGTCAACGGCACCTCGCCAAACTGGGCCTCAAGTGCCGCCAATACAGTGCTACCACCATGATCCGGATCAACGTCTAATGCAACGATCCCGCTTTCAACACCGCAAACAATCCCAATATTCGCCTCCGGCCACATCCGCCACCAGGAGCGAATGCGGGCCTCATCTATCGTTGCCTCATCAAGACCATGTTGATTGCGCGGATGCTTACCAACCGCGCACTTTGGTTTACCACAGCTACACCCACCAGGCACAGGCGTATGAAGGGGAAATACCGACCAGCCTCGTTTAGCATAACCGAGAGCTGCCTTTAGCAAGTCTGTGTTACCGTTTGTCATCGGCCAAACCTTGCTTGGCGGGCGGCATTGTAAGCAGCCAATAGCCTTGACGTAGATTCATTATAGTAAACTGAATTGATGCAATGACAACTGATGCGACTAGCTGTAGCCTGCCACTGCATTTCAATCCTCCCACATGCTTTACATTCGCACCAATAGTAATTGCTATCCCCTGATATAAAGCCCTCATAACTGTTCTGATCGTGACTTGAGATCTCAACGGGTATGCCAGGTGAGCCACAGATGACCCAAACACCGTAACCTGTGCCTTCTTCTAGTCTTCTGGCCTTCTCCAAGATTTCATCATTGGGCCATTTCCAAGCTGAAAGACGCGGTTTTATTTCAACCCAGTGCTCTTGTTTGGGCAACCAGAAGTCTGGTAAATACCATCCCACCGTACCCAGGTCGTACCCCTCTGATTCGTACTCAAAAGGTATTCTTAGATGATTGAAGAAAACGGCCCAACGGGCCTCTAACCGACTCCTAAATCGATACCCGGCATACACCGTCTCAATGGCCTTAATGCCGTTCAATTCTTCCCGCCTTTCGCCACCTTGCCTGCTATAGGCAACAGAAAAGCCGACGGCATACTGCCGTCGGCTTGAGTTAAGCGCCCTCGTGTGTGCCGTTACCGGCACTCTTGATCCAGTTCCAGGCGTCCTTTTCCAGATGGGGGAAGGCTGTGACAATCCCACGGATCACACGAACTGTCACTTTTCGCTTGCCCTGCTTCACTTGCGACCAGTAGCCACCTGAAAGCCGGAGCTTCTGAGCCATCCTGCTATCCGATAGCCCCAGGGCCACCCGCTGTTGCTCAACTCGTTCTAGTATATTCATGTGGCTTTACCTCACTTTTGCTACTGCAATATAGCACACTTAGTAACCATACGCAATAGGCAAAGTGCCCAGTTTTGCGGAGTGAGAGAATTAGCGCCACAGCGCTTTGATGCTTGAAAGACTTTACGTTAGCATAAGCTGCTCAACCTTGACGGCCAGATCGGCTACGCGGTCGGCGGTGATGTGCTGGCCGCCACTGGCGGCAGCCAGTCGGGCCAGGAAGTCGGCGCCGCCATGATCTCGTTCCGAGCCCACATATACCGTGTCGATGCGGCTCTGGAACGTGCGCGCCACTCGCAGAGCGTCCTCAGCCGAGTTAGGTTGGCCATCACTGATAACGACGAACCGCACACAGCCATCGGCCGGCTGAACGAAACGCAGAGCGTTGGCCAGGTCCGTGCCCGCCATCAGGAATGGCGGTACGCCACCAGGCACGAAGACAACCTTGTCACTGAAGGCGACGACACCAATCTTGCCCGGCAAGTCCCGCTGCAGCCGGGCCAGCTCCTCGCAGGCGACGGCGAAGCGCTGGCGGTCGCCACGAGCATCGTGCATGTCCATGCTCCCAGACGTGTCAACGATCACGATCACGTCAACCGACAGGAAACTTTCGGCCACACTCAGGCCATCCCGCTGGGCGATAGCGCCGAGCGAACCAGGAACGATTGCTGTGCTGTTGTTGTTCATGCCTCTCTCCCTCTACTGCCAGACGATCTCTGGCTTATCCTGGCCCATCACCCAGGAGCTAATCATCGTGCGGCCATCCTCCACGATGTCTTGCCATTCAAGCAGCTTCTCGACGACGAACCGCCCCAGCGTCTCCTTGCCCTCCGCGAGGAGCCACCCGTTGCGGAGCGGCGAACGGTAGCCGTACTTGTACTTTGTCCAATCAACCCGCGGCGTCTGTTGCTTGACGGATGCTTCCAGCGCCAGGCCCGCCAGGTACTTGCGCCGCATCATCTCGTTACCCAGCACCTCATAGGCGTGCTGAATGGCCTTGAAAACTTGGCCAGCATCCGGCTCGCGGCAGACATCGGGGTGCCACTGGCGAGCCAGGCGCCGGTATGCAGAGCGTACCTCGTCCGCTCCCGCTGTCTGTTTCACCGCCAACGTGGCAAACAGCGTCGGCTTCTCGTCCGGCCTCTGCGGCACGGCTTCAAACCATTCCCGCAGGATGGCCTCTGGAATGATCAGATGCCAGCCGCCGTCAACGTACCCAAAAGCCGACGACTCACCATTGCCGCGATCCTTGGTTGTGCCCAGGTATTCCAGGCGGATCAGACGTGTCTCTGTCTGCGTTGTCTGCACGATAGCGGGCACCGTCAACACGATACCCAGGTAAGCCTCTGTCAGCTTCGCCACCTGTGGGCCGTACTGGCTATCGATCAGCCATTGCTTGCGGTCCGGGTCCCACTTGCGAGCTGCTGGCGGTACGGCTTGCTTGAAAGCTGCTACCATGCCCGGGTCATAGGACGACCTCCATGCCAGGCCGCCCCCCTCCGTGGCCAAGCTCGCATAGGGTGCTCTTTCGTAACGCATGCCGCTCCCCCCCTACACCAGGATATCTTGTGGCGGTGCCGGAGCAGCCGGGTTTGGCGGCTCCGTACTCTCGTTCTCTACCAGCTTCCGGGCCACTATTGCGATCTCGCCATCCGTTGCCGGCAGAAACCCGAGGCTGGCCACCAGGACAGCCTCGACGCCATAGCGCGCTACCAGGTCGTCCAGTGTCGGCCGCGTAGCTTGTGCCATCGGTGCCGCGGGTGGCAACACTCTGTACGTACCCTCCGCCACCACGTTGCCTGCGGCGTCCACCGTGGCGCCGAACTCGTCGGCACGCTTCATGCCACCGGTCACGTCAGCGAACAGCACGTCGATGCAGAACCCGATAGCCCTCCACTTGAGCATGTTCTGCGGGTACTTTTCCCAGCCGCTATCTGGCTTGATGAGCTGTGCCCGCTTCGCATCCTCGATTGTGAACTCTTCGGCATGCTCGAACCCGTTGCTGCGCCGTTTCATTGACACCCGGCAAAAGGTGTCGGTCGCCTCCAGCTTGAATCCGGCCAACTCGCCACTGTTCATCAGTAGCGCCAGAGCGCCGCGAGGCGAAAGCGTCGGCTTGCCCTGGATTACCTGGATGAACTCGAATGATGCAGAGAACGACAGCCCAAGCTCCGCGCCCTTGACCATAATGGCCGCGGCCTGGTCCTGCGAGGTCACGCCAAAGAGGCGTGCCTGGTGCATCGTTGGCGCAATGGCCTTAATCACCTCCCACGCAGATAGGGTTAATTGCTGAGGGACTGCTACCGCCAGTGCTTTTGTCTCACTCATGGTACGGTGAAACCTCCTTTTCGTCATCTTGGGTTACGATTGCCAGGATCTCGCCTTCTGGTAGGCCGAGTGCCTGACGCACTCGGCGTCGGGTGCCGTCTCCGACGCCCGGCGCCGTCGGCCCTGTCCACTGCTCGTTGCTCAGGTATGCCAGCGCCCAAGCTGGCGTGCTGCAGTAGTCGAGGAGGGCCTGTGCCCGGTCCGGCCCAATGCCGGGTAATGAGGTCAAGACGCATTCCCCCTCACCCATCAGCAGCGTATCCCGGGCAGGCTTAACCCGTACTGGCCCCCGCTCCCGTGCAGCCAGGCGAATGATGGCGGCCTCCAGCTCGTCGTCCGATGCCACGAACAGCACGTGCACCCCGATTTCTTGTACCGTCAGCAGTGTGCCCGCCACGCTGGCCCACTGCCAGCCAGTCTCCCGGCCGTCCGCGTACGCCCTACCCCCGGGCCCCGGAGCCAACGTCCCGCAGATGGCCAGGTAGGCCCATTGCGTCATCTGGCGCAGCTTAACGAGCTGGGGGAATAGCCGGTCATCCCTCAGCGTGTGCAGGAAGTCATCTGCCGTTTTCCTCTCAACCATTAATAGCGTATCATCATCGCAACCGATCATGAGATCACCTGCATTTAACATTGCCACTGAGGTGGGGGCGTTGCCAAAGGTAAGCATTCTGACCCATTCTGGCTCTCTGGAATCTACGATCACTGCACTAATTGCCATTAGATAGGACCATGATTACTTTACCTCCAAGAAGAAGAAAAAAGGGTAGGGTATCTTATACCCTACCCTCCTACGGTAGCTAGAACGGTAGCCCTACCAGTGCCAGGACTTCAGGCGAGGACAGATCGAAGTGGTGGCCAATGGCCGTGTTCTTGGCGAGGAGGTCGGCGAACTTGGCGGGGTCTTCACCTGACGACTTCCAGAGGGCAGGCAGGAACTTCGCCGCATTCTCTCGACTCAAGCCACTCGCCGCAGGGGCTGGTTTCGGTAGTGGTGTCTGTGGCGCCGCCGTTTCACCGTGCCACGACACCACGCTCGCCGCCTCACAAGCCTCTT